GAATTAAAAGGCACTATCTGTCCATTGGCATTCACCATATAAGGATAAGTACCACCGGAACCCAAGATACCATTGCCACCATTCCCTCCACAGTTAGGACAAACACCATTGACGGAATTGCATAAATTGCACGATTCTTGGTAAGGAAAAGCATTGGGGACGATTTGCGATTTTTTGATGTAATCATGCATGTTTTGGTTCGAAGTATCCAAACCTCGCTGCACAGACAGACTGATATTGTCCATAACGCGTTCAATGAGGGGTGCCATCATTCCTTTAAAGGAAGATTGAAACGTCTGGCTCAATTCATTGCTGGTTTGTATGAAAGGGTCACTCGGACAAGGAACATTGAAAGACAAATTGTTGGCACCACCAAATTCCTTATCCCAGTCTATGGTATCGTTTTCAGAAGGTGCAGGTGCATTTTTTACTACAGGGTTAGGTGATGTGGTTCCAGTAGGTTGAGGCCTTGTTGGTTTGGTACTTTGGGGAGGCGTTGTTGGTCCGGTACTTTGGGGAGGCGTTGGTCCGGTACTTTCGGGAGGCGTTGGTCCGGTACTTTCGGGAGGTGTGGTGTCGTCGAGACCTTCTAAATAGGGGTTCCCATTTTTCATAAACGTCATTCCTAAAACAAAGACCACAATGATTGAAATAAAAATGATGACGGAACTTATTTTCATGATATAGTGGTCAATATAATCTATGTCATGAAAAAAAGGGGGTTGAATATGGTTGTATCAGCGTGCGTACATGAGCCCACAGTATCCTCCCATAAACGACAAAATGTTGTACCGTTCTTCCTGGACAATCAAATTATATGTATAATCATACAATCGCCAATTGGATTTATAAACGGCAATAGGATTTCCGCACAAATCGCACACCACTGTTTGTTGAGACCTTACAGGGTCAATGGGTGGAACATATGTGGTAAATTCGTATTCAATGACGCGAAACCGGCTCAAATTAATGGCTCCACCAGTGGGTTGGTATTTTCCCGTATCCAGTTCAAAATTGTAGAAATACAGGCCATCTTTGGCGGCGCCGGCACTTCGGCGGTATTTGTCTACATAGTTCCAGTACCCACTTGTCAAGGTCGTTTCTCTGTAATTGCCGTCGAGGACAATCGCCATGGTTTGCAGGATTTCACGTTGATTGGACACACTGGCCGGACCGGTTATGAAAATCCCCGAATTCGTGTCGTCTGCATTCAAAGCAGGACCAATATTGACCTGCAAATCAGAATCATAAAAACTGTTTGTGTCATGAATCGGTGCGGCTAGAACATTGTGAGGGAGCGCCTTGTACGGATAATTGGTATAATTTGTCCACTCATTTCGTAAATTGACATCGTTCCGTTGAAAATAAAACATCCAGTTGCTAATGAGTCCATTGGACAACAATTGTACCTTTTGACTACCCACTACATTTTCAAACAGGTACTCGTAAACGTCCTTCACCAAATAGACATTTTCCGATGTCGCAAAATCCTGTGTGTCCTCAGTAGACAAAAATACATAATCACAAATCAAATGCACATCTGCATTCCATATTTGAATCTTGTTGTCATAACTCGAGGGTGAAATATCCACCGCTGGAGGCGTCTGCAGAAACCGGTACATACCAAACTGCGGTGCATTGAAATCCGGCTGCATATATGGATACTGATTGGTGAAATCAAAGACGTCACGGACCCGAAACAATTCCTGAATGGGTCGCAACGTAATCGTAATCATCAGTTCGTTGTATTGTTGGCAAATGAGAGGAAAAGCACATTTGGAATCGAGCGTAAACCATGTGTTGATAGGAATATACAATTCGCGACCACGTATAGACGGTTCGGCACCACCCAACAGGGGGTCGAAATAATAGGCAGAAGGATAAGTATTGGTACGCCCCAATGCATTGGCAGGGTCATTCAATTCGGCTACATTACCCGAGGCACGGTTGTACAAGTCCTTTTTCTCGCTGGGAAAATCGCGGTCGACAACATTGCTCAAGTAGTTTCCCGTGTACTTGCCAATGATAAAGGAACCCGATGTCACCAAGACTTCCTGAATCATCTGACTACCAATGTCTTCAATCCAACGGAATTCATAGGGCGCCCATTTTAAGTTGGTTTCGGAACAGGGGCCATAAATGGGGCTCCATATGTCAGGAAGATTGATACACAAAAAAGTGTCGAGAAGAAGTTCGGCATGGTTCTTGATAGTGAATTGAAAAGTAGAAGGTTCGGTGAGACGAATGTCGCGGCTGCCGTCATAATCAATACGAAAAGCTTGTTTTCCAAAATTGCGCGTCTTGACATATTTCGCTTTGAAAACATGGATAGATGGATTCCCTAGAAGGATTTTGTTGTTGTTGCCTTGGGATATCAAATTCAAGATGCCTCCTGCGCCACTCATGAAAAGGTTTTATATTTGTATGTCTTTATTTTACAAGAGGCCTTTGTGCTTCTTTTGTTGTATCGTCTTTTTACAAAATTTGTGATTCTTTACAATTTCTGTCTCTTTACAATTTCTGACACTAGTATAAAACGCCTTACAGGGGGTATGCCTTATTTTTATCGAAACGAGGGGGGTGACAACGACGTCAATATTTTGTTTGTACACATTCCGAAAACAGGAGGAAGTAGTTTTGAAAATTACTTGAGTCAGCGTTACAACATTCCGTTGAACCGTTCCTCTCTCTTTGGTCCGGGCGCTCAAGGTGAAAAATCCACCTACCAACACATTGTTTCCCGTGACTTGCTTCGAAGGAAGAAACAGCTAGGAATCAAAACAAATGGCATACGTATCATTGCCCTTGTTCGCAATCCTTATGACCGTATCATTTCCGAATTGTTTTACATTGGTGCCATTGACCCCAGTGCCTCGCCGGAAAAAGTTGCCCAGGCCCTGCGTGCTTATTTGGAATCGCCTCGTTTGTTTGACAATCACAAGCTTCCTCAATATGAATTCATTGTGGATGACCAAGGCAAAGTCAATACCGACATTGAAATTGTTCACTTGGAAACGGTGCAACAAGATTTGGCCAACCTTGGTTTCCCCGATTTCAACAACCATGACCGCATCAACAAAGCACGTGGTGACAATCCGACCATCGAATATGACAAATACCTAAATGAAGTTTCCATTCGTATGATTAACGACTTTTATGCCAAAGATTTCCAACTGTTTGGCTATGATATGAAAATGGTAGATACTCGTGAAATTGTATTCGACCAAGATGATTCAGCTATCGAATCCATGATGACATACCAAGACAATATACCCATGCCTACCCTGTTGGGTTTTCTAGGAGCGGCCATGGCTTTCTTGGTACTCGTCATTCTCGGAAAAAAACAATCGAAAAGTGTCTCCAAAATTCGTTGATTACATTATTTACACAGAAAAGAGGTGTACAAATAATATGTTTCTTTTTGTATAGAATGGACAAGAATGTCGTGGATATGTGGTTATACAATTTGTTTTTCTTTTTGTTGCTGAGTACCATGCTTGTTTCGGGAATACTCTTTGTTCGAAGTGTATTTTTCAACAAAAGCAAAGATGCATCACCCGTCAGAACATGGGAATTTCCCATGCTCGTAGCATTGTTTTTAGACCATTTGTATTCTTACAAACTGTCTGGATAAATCAGGATACTTCATCCACCGGCAAGAATTCTTCCAGTTGCACACCCGTTTCTCCACCAGCACTCGGTAAAAAGGCACGCAACAGTTGCAAAAGAGCATTCTGACCTTCCGAGGGAGGTCTTCTCGAAGTGGTCACAGGAATACGTGTGCGACAAACAGGACATGATGCAGATACATCAAGCCACTGCATGAGTTCTTTGTAAGAAAAAGTATGTTGGCAAGCAAGAATACGGCAAAGAATGTCGCCATGTTGGAACTCATTGTGGCTAATGGGGTCAACCGTTTCATCAGATGGATGGTCAGTGTCGTACACAAAGAGTTGCAACGCATTGGCGACATCTTGAAAACGCGGTCGTTCAACAGAAGGTTCATTCATAGGCAGTTCGTACTGAATAGAAATGATATTGTCAATACCCGCTAGAGAAGGCCTAACAGGAGGTGTTGTTGTTGTTGTCGGAATGGTTTGTGTTGTTGTTGTTGTTGGAATGGTTTGTGTTGTTGTTGTTGTCGGAATAGTTTGTGTCGTTGTTGTTGTCGGAATAGTTTGTGTCGTTGTTGTTGTTGGAATGGTTTGTGGGTGTGTGGATATAAAAAACGGATGACGTAGAAAGAGGTTCATATTTTCTTGGTACATACGAAACAGGTCGACCATTTGGTTTGCTGCGTTTTGGCTCATAGTATCTTTATCAACGTATTATGTATTCCTTACAACAGTTTGAACGCTGTTCTTATAATAGATGATAGTGTCTTATATGAAAACGAAAACGGCAGGTTTGGCGAATCTAGGCAATACGTGTTTTCTGAATACATGTTTGCAAATCATGGCGCATTCGTTTGAGTTGAATGATGTATTGCAAAAATTCAATCCACAGGAGGGAAATTCGGCAACATTATGGTTAGAGTGGCGTCTTTTGATGATGGAAATGTGGAAACGGCATCCAGAAGAGGTGGTGATTCAGCCACGTCGGTTTGTGTATTGGGTACACAAGTTGTCGGAAGGTGACCCTGCCTGGTCATTGTTTTCTGGATGGAATCAAAACGATTTCTCTGAATTTCTGCATTTTTTCCTATCGCATTTGCACAAGGCGGTTTCGAAGCCGATGGAGGTGGTGATTCGTGGCCAGGTGGTCTCGGACCATGATTCCCAGGCCCTCCAAGTCTATACTTTTTTACAAAAAGAATATGCCAAAGAGTATTCCGAAGTCGATGCTTTGTTTCATGGTGTCTACTTGTCCCTTTTGCGCAACGACAACAACCAAGTTGTATCTTCCAAACCGGAAAAATTTATGACACTGGACCTCGCCGTCATGCCATCATTGGCCGAATCGCTGGCCCAGTATGTGTCAGAAGAACGATTGCAGGGCGACAATGCCTGGTTCAACGAGTCAACTGGACAAAAAGAACCCGTGTATAAATCGATTCAGTTATGGAAGGTTCCGCCTTTGTTGGTCCTGTGTTTGAAACGATTTCACGACGCACGACGTAAAAATACACAATTATGTGTTTTTACTGATGTCCTCGATATGAAACCCTATATGATACATTCCAAACAATCACTGTATGACCTCTATGGAGTTGCCTGTCATGTAGGTCAAATGCAAGGAGGACACTATTACGCCTATGTCAAAAATGCCATGACAGGGTCTTGGTTTCTCTGCAACGATGCAACTTGCACCCCTGTAAAGGATTTACAAGAAATAGTGGGACCAGCCGCCTATTGCCTCTTTTATCGTCGACGCACATAAAAAAACTTTTTTTAAATCAAATAAAAACAGTTTTTTCAAATGAAAAACAGAAACAGAATTTCTGTCGCTTCAATGAAAATATACACTGGTGATTTCTTGTTTTTCTGATTCCACCGTTTCTAATCTCGACTCTTTTTCTTCCGCATACTCCAAATACTCCACCATCTTGCACCACACCTCTTGGTTTTCCTTCCATAAAATTCCCATATTCAATCGAATCCCCGTCTTGTTCTCGTTGATTTTGATGCCATTTTTCATCAAAATTTGCAGTATTTCGAGTTGGTAATTGATACCCAAACGCTCTATACGCTGCTTGTAATTCTCCAAATCCGGCAAAGACATTGTTTTTCTTATTTCTTCGGACAACGTCTTCTTTAACCCCTTTCATACAACCCCTGTAGGGTCGTGGAAAACCAGATAGGAAAACAGCTTAGAAATACCTTACAGGGGTGGTTTGTGTCATTCATACACCCCCTGTAGGGTCGTGGAAATCCAGGTAGGAAAACAGCTTAGAAATACCTTACAGGGGTGGTTTGTGTCATTCATATACTCCCTGTAGGGTCGTGGAAATCCAGGTAGGAAAACAGCTTAGAAATACCTTACAGGGGTGGTTTGTGAAACTTGGTGAGTACAGGATACTTTTTCGATGATAAGTGTATTACAAAGGGTTTTCAACCATGTCTAGTGAAAAGTGGTATCCGAGTGTGTTGAAGGATTGTTATGGTGGTGGTTGTGGTTCGCAGGTGATTCCAGAAGGTGGATACAATGGTCGTGTCGCTGTGTTGGAGCCAGAGGACCCGCAAGCGCCCTTTAAAATGTTTGCCAGAGTGGCGAACAAGAACAAATTGAGTGGATGTACATACCAGGATGCGATGCAGGGATTTTTTGAACCCAACGACTTGTCGAAGCAGTTCTTTAGCAACGACAATGTCAAGGCCTTACAGGATGGAATGAGTTCGGGTGTATCGGCCTTGTCCAACAATCGTTATCTGGTCCCGCCACAAAACAAAGACAATTTGAGTATCATCATGCGCAGTATTTTCATGAGTCATGCCACCTTTTCTCCTACCGTACCAACAGAAACACAAGTAGCGGACTTGAATCAAAAGGTATTGAATTATGCTGTGCCCCAGCTTTATTCGTCGGCCCAGTCATATGAACAATATTTGAAGGACCAGAGTACGTTGGTGACACCGTTGACGCAGCCGTTGAATCATGACCGTAATTACAAGCAATTGGAACTGCCGCCTTTTATGTACCATGATATGTAGTCTTTCTGTTATTCATCGTCGTTTTCATAACGACGTTCCGAGATGACACATATTTCGCTTACGAAAAAAAGGATGGCGTAGTAGATAAACACGATGGTAGCTACGGCCGTGGTTTCCATACTTTTCTTTTACAAAAAGTTGCAAGACTCCTTTTTGTAAAAATGTTTAGTATTTATTTTTGGTAAAGTGTGATGGCACACAAAACAGCAATGACAAGGCCAACGCCAGTGAGGATAAGAATATTGTTGTCCTGTTCCATTTGAGCGACAATGTCTTTTTGTTTCTGCATTTTCAATGACTGTACATTCGCCGACTGGACTCCCATTGTTTTTGTCTCCAAAGGAGCCAAGGTAGCCACTTTCATTTTCAAATCCTTGTAATTGTTTGTTACTGTATTCCACTGCGCAGACGTATTACTTGCTTTTTGTTGTAAATCCATGATTTTGTTCGACATATCGATAAATGTGGGAAAGGGCTGGTTTAAAAAAGGCGGGGTAGTCATCTCTTGAAGTAAAGCTCGAGAAAAAACTACATGAAATAGAGAATGAGGAATAAAATGACGGCAGCAACAAAAACAAGACCCAATAAAATGAGATTTGAATACTGTTCACCCATTTCAATAGCGTCTTTTTGCCATTTCATTTTTAGGTCCGCCGCTTGCTCCCTTTTTTTTATTTCTTTGGTAACAGATTGGTAATCTGGTGAAAAAGACTGCGAAGGAGAAGATAACAAAAACTGTTGTTTGTGCAAATTCTTCTTCTCTATGGGCTCAAAGTCTTTTACCGATTTCTCCAACTCATGATACTTTGACGTTACCTGGTCCCATTGTTGATTCAACTCCGCCGTCTTTGTTTTCATGGATTGTATCGTAAACCCTTCTTTCAACGGCTCCAGTTGAGACACCAAAGGCGTATTGTATACATCTCCTGAAGGGCTCTTACCTTGTTTCTTTCTATTCCTTTTTTGTCTCTGTGACAAACTCGGCGTGTTCATTACTTATTATATACAATTGCCTTTTTTTCAAATACAGAATATTATTTTTAATGATTATTTAGTTGGTACAATATCGGTCAAAAGTGACTTAATTCCTTCATCACTGTCTAATTTTTGAACGAGAATGTAGTACTCTTCTAACATTTTGTCGGTACCTTGGAAATGTCCCTCTGTTTCGGTGTTTTCTGTTGTATTTTGCATAACTAAGTAACAATACATTAAAGCGCCACGAATGTCATCTGGAAAGTGCACACCTCCTATAATTCTACGTACACCAATACCAAAACAACGGCGAGCCAAACTCTTCCTTTCCATGTCATTGTTATCAAAATACTCCTTGTGAAGTTTGTACAAGTAGAAACCAAACAAAAGACCTAGAATAGCATGTCCTGACGGCATGGCATAAGACTTTGCCGATTCTAGTTTCAAAGGGCTTTCAAAATTTTGAATGTGTAATTTTTCCGACCATTTCTCGGGACGTTCTTTTTTAATCAAATCTTTCACTTGCAAAACATCGTCAAAATAAACCTCACTGATTTCCGAAATGATTCCTTTGTCATTCCATTGGAACCGATTCTGGTAATCTTTTAGAATCCAGTCATATATACATTTGCTTTTGCATAAATCTTCTCGCTGAAATAGTTGTTGGTAGGTATATTTTGGGTAATCTGGACAATACTTATTTGCATATGACTGAATCGTTTGTAATGTTTGAAAATCTTTTCTAACACTGTCATCATCAAATTTGTAATATTGTAAATATTTTGAAATGTCATCGATGTTGAACTTTTTGGTGAACAAAGGATTATTACTATTGTTTACATAAGTTTCATAATTCATCGAATAAATCCACGACAATAAAAAACCAATAGCGATGACTACTATGAAAACAAAAACAAGTGATTTCAAAATATTTTTCTTCATTATATGTTTCTTTACAAAAAAATATGTAAAATATCCTACAGAGGTGTAAAGAAAAACCAACAAAAAAGAGAAAAAAATATATTTTATTTATGCGATAGAATATATTTTCAATGATTCATTTTGTTTCGTTTCGTCGGTGGTTGCTTTGATATATATTTTGAGGTATGAGTAGTAGAATCATTGAATTGTATCGATACCAGAAAAATAAGGCGACAAGGTAGAGGGATATGCGTATTGAAATTCTGATTTTTTTGTTGGCGGGGGTGGCTGCGTTTCATATTTATACGGAAGGCAAGTATACACAGTGGCTCCTCAAACAGAAAAAATATTGGCAAATTGCCGGCATTGCTGTGGGTGCCTTGTTTTTATGTTGGTTATTGCGTAAGGACCCGATGAGGGCGCGAAGTATGTTGGAGACGACGAATGAGTATTTAAAGTACATGCCGTTGGACGGTGGTACATCGCGGTTGTTGTCGCCGATTTTGGATTTTACTGCCAAGCATAGTTTTGTGGACGATGTAGTAAATATTCCTGTGATTCCTTTGGATGCAGGGTCTGTAGGAGGCCTTACAGGGGGTGTTGAGGTAGGAGGTCAGCGGGTGGCGAAGCGTTCGGTATCGGAGACGAAGAAGAAATTTGTGGCGGCGAGGCAGCGGTGGACATGCAAGGAATGTGGGGTCATGTTGTCGGCGACATATGAGATTGACCATATAGTGAGATTGGACCGAGGGGGGTCGAATCACGTGGACAATTTGGCTGCATTGTGTCCGAATTGTCACCGTCAAAAGACCATGATGGAGAATTTGTAGTGAAAAGGTATAGGCCATGGATGGTTTGATGAAGGAAGCCATACACATTTTGGAACAAAAACGGGATTTGCATGCGCGCTATCATCTTGATATGTCTGTGTTTGCCGATTATCTTGTAACAAATTCTTCTCCTCTGGCCCCGCTCGTGCAAAATATTTTTTTACGTCACAATGCTTTGATGCATCTGCTTTGTGTGTTGATGTTGGACGTATTGGGTACAAGTATAAGAGTGAAGGAAGTCAAGGGAGGAGTATCTTACAAGAAAGGAATAGGTTTCAAGAAAGGAGTATCTTACAAGACGGGTGGAGGAATAGGTTCCAAGGGGTCGATTCTGTTGTTGTTGTTGTCATGGATGGTGGGTAGTTTGGGTTCGACAGCGATGGTTTCGAGGTCGAAAGACAAGATGGGTGGTGTGCAAGGTTTGACTACGACTTTACAGAGGGTATATGCGATGATTTTGGGTCCCGACGAAACGGTCAAGATGATGACGGAGTTGAATCAATTGTTGGAGGTGTCGAAGGAGGCATTGAAGGAAAAGTGTTGGGAATTGTTTACAGAGCGTGGGGATGAAAATCTGGATTTCATGGTCAAAAGCATGAATGATATCAAAGAGACACAAGAGGTAACATTGTGGTCGTATGTGACGGGGGTTACACCATCCAATGTGGCCAAGAGGGAATTGACAAATATGAAACGAGCGGTTCGGCGTGTGTGTACGAATCAGTTGCCTTCTTTGGTGGTGGTCTACAAGGAGGGGGAGGGATTTCAGGGCTTGGAGACGGTTTCGCCGACGATGTTGACGATGGCGTTGGATACGATTTCGTCCAAAGAAAACAGGGATGCCAAGGAGCAGCATATTTTGGATTCATTGTATGCTTATGTTGACCAGCTTGGTATGTTTCCCAAGAATACTCATTTTGTAAAGGATTTGATGGAATGGACAAATGGGTTAAAAAAGGTGGTGAAAGAGATTCAGTTGGACCCGGATACATTGGTACGAAACAAGCAGGAAAACAACGAGGCGTTGAATCATGTGGCCATGGAAGAAGTGGACGCTGCCAATTTGGCGCTCAAGGCAGCGAGCAAAAAAAACTTGACCCAAGCATCCAAATTGTTTTACAATGCGACGGCAGAGGAAACGGCCGAATTTTACAACAATTGGTACCAATGGGGGAAACAACAGATGGGCAATGTGGAAGGCAGTATTGACTTGGTGACAGGGCTCACTTCGAATGTCATGTTTGATATCTTTCATAAATTCGGGATTACTCATTTGATTCAATATGTACTGTTCGGTTTGGGCGCTGTTGGTGCAGTTCTCGTCTTTGTGTTGTTTGTCGTCATGTACCAATATTTGATTGCTCCCTTGCAATTCTTTTCACGTCCCAAGGCGAATGTGCCTGTTGGGAATGTGCCAGTTGGGAATATGCCAGTTGCAAATGTGCCAGTTGGTAATGTGCCAGTTGGTAATGTGCCAGTTGGGAAGCCGATAAAGGCGACGATAAGAAAGAGGGTAGCTATGTTTGAGGCGAATGATGTGGAGCAGGTGATAAAGTTGATGGATTATTACAAAAAACATATTCGTGCGGAGATAAATACACCGAAACCTGTGAAAACGTTTCGGGCCAAGTTGGTTGGAAAGTCCAAGAGTCGTCGTCGAAAGAGGGTGATGGGTTTGTTACCGAGGCCCTCTGTTCCTACGCAAAATTGAATCAAAGGAAACTAACGGGGTATAGTATAATAACCGAATGAAAAAGGTAGAGAAACGGAATGCATCGTTTGAGAACATGATTCAATTCTATTTGAATCAAAGACCTGCGCAATTGGATACTCAATCGGTGCGGTCTGTTTCTGAGCTCGAGGTCCGTTTCAATACCATTCCCAAGTCGCGTCCTCCTTTGGCCCATCGTCCTTTGACGCGTGACCATTATGATGCCATAGTACGCCAATTGTTTGCCGCTGGCTTTGCACCCTTACAGGGGAATATTCGTGGGCAGCAAATGATGCGTATTTACGGCGAAAACATGAGGGATGTCCGTGTAGAGTTGGCGGGTGCGGATGTGATACAAGACTACAGTCGTACGAATAGTTTAGAGGCTTTGTTGGAGAATCCGCAGCATGGTTCGAAGCCGGGTTCAGAAAAGGGTGGAATTACGAAGGTGAAGATTACTTCCAAGGAGACGCCGAAGGACGAGGCGGGTAATGAGGTGTCGAATGTGGATGTGGATGATTTTCGGTTTCGTGTGTCGTACAAGATGGAAAAGGACACGCCGTTGCCGTCTGTGGCTTCCTTACAGGGGGGGTATGCATCCAAGGTGGTGGGGGATTGGAAAAATGTGCGAAAGACGTTTCGTTATATGAACCGTGTTCGTTTTGCGCATCCGGATTGGCCCATCTTTGCTGATTTGACGATTGTAAAAATGTCGAAAACGCCGCATCTAACGGTACAAGAGTCGGGTATCTTTGGTTCTTTGCCTACATATGAGGTGGAGTTGGAGGTAGACAATGCGCGTTGTGGTGTGGGGACAGAGTATTCCAAGGCACCTGTTTTGTTGCAGGTGTTAAGAAAGTCGATGCGACTGATTTTCCAGGCCTTACAGGGGTCGGCGTATCCGGTTTCGTATGTGGAGTTGGACGATGTGTTGAAGGAGTATTTGTTATTGGTGCACAACATGTCGGGGGAGGATGGTTTATGGAAGGACGAAGCGCAGGCCAAGTGGGAGGCGATTATGAATCAGGGAACCAAGGGATGGGCGCGTTATTTTGTGGGTCCATCTTCGCGAACATTGCAGCAGGACAATGTGCGTCCTTTGGGAGGGGGTTCCACTTCTTTGGAAAAGGAGGGGAGTGTATCGATATTGCGAAACTATACGGTGACGGACAAGGCGGATGGGGAGCGCAAGTTGTTGTTCATTGCATCGACGGGTCGAATTTATTTGATTGACATGAACATGAATATTTCGTACACGGGTTCGACGACATCGGATTCGCGGTTGTTTTTGACATTGTTGGACGGGGAGCATATTGTGATGGGTCGTGACAAGTCGTTTTTGAATTTGTTTGCCGCCTTTGATATTTATTACCGGCATGGGGTTTCCTGTCGTGCGCTGCCCTTTGTGAAAACGGTGGACCAGGGTGAAATCTCGTCGGATACGTTTCGGTTGTATTTGTTGGGGGGTGTGTGTTCGCAGTTGACTTTATCGAATCCGTATGTGGTCGAGAGCGTCGACTGTTATTTGAAAGTAGTATGCAAGACGTTTTATGGTCCGGGGTTGCCTTTGAATGACCATTATGTAGTAGTGGATAACATGTTTGAAGGATGTCGACGTTTGTTGCAGTCGCGTGGTGGGTTGCACTACGATTACGAGACGGATGGGCTCATCTTTACGCCTTCAACCAAGGGTGTATCGGGTATCATTTCGGCGGAGGCGTTGGTTTTCAAGACGACATGGGAGGATTCGTTCAAGTGGAAGCCGCCTGAATTCAATACGATTGATTTCTTGGTGAGAGTGGTCAAGGACCGTACGGGTAACAAGGACAAGGTAGAGTATTATGAAAATGGCCAACCATACAAGACGCTTACGTTGTGGTGTGGTTACAATCCGGAGCGTGATTTGAAAAAGGTGTGGTGTTCGTATGCGTTGGAGGACCGTTTGCCGGAGCAGAACCAGGAGGCGCGTCGTTACAGGCCGATGCGTTTTGTGCCCTCGGAGGACCCGTATGACCCGGATGCTTATTTCTGCAAGGTGCCGATGGTGGGCGAGGGTATTTTCTGTGAGGGGGAGGAGGGGGAGGCCTTGGAGGAGAATACGATTGTCGAATTCAGGTATGATTTGTCAGAGCCGGACAAGTATTGGCGTTGGAAACCCATCAAGGTCCGACATGACAAGACAGAGCAGTTGCGTGCCAGCAACAACAATTTCGGCAATTCTTACGATGTGGCCAATACCAACTGGTATTCCATTCATCACCCTGTAACGGAAGCCATGTTGTGTGGAAAAGAGCCAGTACCTGTTCTGTTGGACCGTGAAGAAGTGTATTACAACCGAGTGCAAGACGAGCGTGTCAAATTGCGAATGAAGCCGCTTCGTGATTTCCATAACCGGTTTGTCAAGTGGTTGTTGATTCGCACGGTGGTGGACGCGGTTTCGCCGGATGTCAAAAACTCCTTACAGGGGGTATGTTTGTTGGATGTGGCGGTGGGTAAAGCAGGGGATTTGGCAAAATGGACAGAAACCGGCATCAAATTTGTGTTGGGTATTGACGTGGCGAGTGACAATATAACCAATGCGGTTGATGGAGCATGTCAACGATATGTGACCTGGCGCACCCGCAATCGCAACAAGCCGTTTCGTGCCATCTTCTTACAGGGCGATTCGAGCAAAAATATTTTGGACGGTCAGGCGTTTCCGTCACAGCAGTCGAAAAAAATCGTGGATACGTTGCGAGGCAAGTCCAAGGATGTGGATGCCAAGGTAGTCCGCGACAAGTTTGGTGCGGTGGCGAATGGATTCCATATAACTTCATGTCAATTTGCCCTGCATTACTTTTTCGAGACCAAGAGAACGTTTCACGAGTTTCTGTGTAATATTTCGGAAATGACGGCAGAGGGAGGCTATTTCATTGGCACCTGTTACGATGGCCAGACTGTCTTTAACAAACTGCAAGGTGCAGGTGCTTCCTTAGAGGAAACATATGAATACAAGGGGGAAACTGTGTCTATGTTTCGAATGGAACGCAAGTTTACCGACACGGTCTTTGAAAACAATGCGTCTTCGTTGGGGAAGCGTATTGATGTCTACCAGGAAACCATCAACAAGGTATTTGCGGAATATTTGGTACATTTCGAATATTTCAAGAGGATGATGGTGCTGTATGGTTTCGATTTGGCGAAAACGTCTCTGAAAAGCCCTACAGGGATGTTTGAGGATTTGTTTCAGGAGCTGACCGACTCGTCGGCCCAGGGGCGGAATGTGAGCGAATATGGTACCGCTCTCGATATGACACCCGAGGAAAAACGTATCTCCTTTCTCAATCGCTATTTCATTTTCCGCAAAAACAGAAAGGTGGAAGCCACCCTCGTCATGAAAAGACAACTCGCCGTAGATGATGGCTTATCCGATTCGAATGATGAAGAAGAAGACGAAGAAGAAGAAGAAAAAGAAACGACAGACACCCTTACCATGGAAGACATACAACCTACCCTGCAAACTGTCACCATGAAGAAAAAACCCAACCGAGATGAAGAACTCGAAGAAGGAGAAATACGAGAAGACGAAGACGAAGACGAAGAAGGGGAAATACGAGAAAAGCAAGGAATCGGAGAAAAGCAAGGAATCGGAGAAAAGCAAGGAATCGGAGAAAAAGAAGAACTTGAAGAGGGAGAAATACGGGAAGAAGATGTCGAAGAAGCGCGAAAAACCGTGAAATTCAAAGAAGAGAATATCCAATAAAAATATGTGTCAATAACTCTGTTTTACCTTTGAAACAGAGTTATTCTTTTTTTTGCTTGGCCTTGGGGTCCTTGTTGGCCTTGACTATCTATTTCGGCCTTGGGTCGATTTGGGCCTTGGGTCTATTTGGGCACTAGGCCTTTATACAGTGGCTGCAACCTCTTTAATAAAGTGGTGCTTCATGTATTTTTGAAGGTTAAAGTAGGTCAGTTTGTCGTCTTTCTCCAACTTGAGAAGACTACTGAGCTTCAAATCCGGGTTGATGTTGCGACCGTTGGCTGGGTCTTTCAGGTTGTTTTGGCGGATGTAGTTGTTGATTTCCTTGGAAACTTCTGTGCGTGCCATTTCGACACCAAGTGGCTTGCCTAGGAAGTTGGCCAGGTCCTCGGAAATACGAGCCGGTTTGATGAAACCAGAAGGTTGACGGTTGCCAGAAAGCTTCTTCTTTCCTCGGGAACTCTTTTTGATTTCCTTGGTCGCCAACTTCTCCAATGACTTGAAATCAATGCGAGCAGCAGACAATTGACTACTCAAGTTTTGCAACTTGGCCTGGAATTCCACAAAACGAAGCAGCACTTCACTCTTGGAATCAGCAGGAACAGCGGCAGCATCAATAGATGTCTCGGCAGCCGGAGCGGCTGCCTCGATAACCACCGGCTCTGCCTTGGGAGCCACAGACTTCTCAGCCTTCTTGGCCTTCGTAGCCATTTGTTTTACAATGACCTCTGTAGGGATGGGCGCATTTGTAGTAGCAGATGTATTAGCAGATGCATTAGCAATAGCAGGGGGAGCAGACTTTCTTACCATGGTAAGTATACTGTATAAAATGTTTCTTTTCTATACTCTTTGAACGCAACGGCAACCCATGAATCAATTTTCTAAAGGACTTGTTGTTGCATTTGTTTTTCTTGGTCTATAACAGATGTCTGTCTCTTTGAAAAAATACATGTTTGTCTTTTTGGTGATTGGATTGGTATTTTTTGCAATTGCTTTTGTATACTCCTTACAGGAGGGATTGGTTGCACCAAGTACTAATGAATACATTCGTTTTCCGAATTACAATTGGCCTTCAGGAAGTTCTTTGTTGGTGCAAAACGGTGTGATTCAATCCGGGTATTTCATCAAATACATTCAATCCACTATCAAGAATCGATTTGGCAATGTAGACACTGTTTCTTTGAATCAGTTGGAAACCGCTTTGATATCACAATTGAATCCGACTATTATCAGCATTGTCAATGACCAATACACTAGCTTGAAAACATTCCTCGAAAACAACAAAAAATCCTTTCCCCCCTTTACTTCATAAAACAGATTTGTGAATACCTTACAGGGTGGTTTGTTTCATTTCATAAAAAGGGTTTTTACTACGTTTTATGAAACAGATTTGTGAATACCTTACAGGGTGGTTTGTTTCATTTCATAAAAAGGGTTTTTACTACGTTTTATGAAACAGATTTGTGAATACCTTACAGGGTTAGGGTTAGTAGGTTACATTATCGATAACGAAAATAGTTTGGGTGGGAGCTAGTAAAGTCGATGACAGAGTCAAAGAGCGGTTTGAGTTCGGATTCGAGGACGACGATTTCGGAATCGTATTTTTCGAGGGATTGGGGTGTATCTTGAAAAAACAGAACATTGGGTTGTAGCATGACGCGTCGAATTCGTTGGTTTTGTAGAATTTCGTTGGTGATTCGAGAGAAATAGTGGTTTTGGTTATCGATGGCAGGGTCTACGAGGTTGGTGGCAGGAAACAGAAATTTCTGTGTGCCGTCCTTGGCCATTATACACAATGGTTGTTTGCCTGCATCTTGGCAGGTACGTATTTTGGCTACTTGGTACAGCGAGGCAGGTTCTATTTTTTTAAACGTGGCATAATCTTCTGCCACTTTTTGCAACAATTCTTGTATTTTCTTTTGTTTGGAATCGTCCTCTTTGGATTGCAACAAGGTGATGATTTCTTTGCGCAAGGGGGCATGGACACGTTGGTTCAACTTTTGTCGTAACTGAAACATAAAGAGGCGATAAAAATCGCTTTCTAATTGAAACAAATTGCCTTTCAGTCGTTCTACATCCTGTTTGTTGGAAAAGATTTGTGCATCCGCCTCAAAGAAATCCATACTGTATTTGATTGGAATCTTGTCCAAAATATTAGCAAGAGCAGTATGCGGTTCCAAAGGAACATACAATTCGTTTTCCAAAACGAATCCCACCACTTCCTGTTTGGCACGGTCGACAATCTTTTGTTTCGGTCGCAACGCAGGCAACTTGAATTCCTTGCTCATGGCCGCCAACCGTTTCAATGTCGTTGTATAATCCTTGGCATATTGACCACGTTCCTTGACTGGCAACTGTTGTAGATTATCGACCAAGGCCGAACGAACACAGGGTATGAAAAGAGCCTCTATGTGTGGTAATTTAGAAACTTTGAATCCCACGCAAAAATGGTTTTGTACAATCTGAGCATGGACATGAAACGAATGTTGTTTCAGACGATGCAACCATTCGTACGTCGACATCAACAACAAATTGCGCGGTTGATGTAAATCGCCACTGCATTGTTTTAACGATTGTTCTGCTACTTGTAGAAAAGCCGTAATGTCTGGTTTTTCATCTTGGCTGGAAAACCAGCGTTCTACCATATATCCATTCTCCTTGAATCGAGTGATATAATACAAGGGTTCATACACCCAATCGTTTCCTTTTTTTCTACGAGAAAGCAAGACCGTTCTTTTCTTGGGGTCGAAATGACTTTGCGACGAGTACAAATTGGGAGGACATACCACATGAACCTGTTCTGGGGTAGTGGGGTCTTGGTTCAAAATGACCAAATTGACACCTTTGGGTATCAAATCCAAATCGGGTGTGGTCATGGCGTCCCACAAAAAATGGTGGTCGATAGTGATGCTCGGGTCCATCAAATACTTTTGAAAATGTTCGTAAGCATCGATGGTGTCTTCGAAAAAGGCTCTTTCTGTTTCCAAATCCAATGACTTGGCAAACACCGTTTCCTTGTAAGCATCGTAGCTCTCTTGACCCTGATGTTTCTTCTCAGGACGGAAAAACGACGGCAACGAACTGTTTTGGTAATGCACAAATTTATCCAATGTAATCTTTTGCGCCAACAATTTCTTGAATTGTGACAGGGGGATGGTGGGGGATGGCGCCACCAATTGATTCGTATTTGCATTTCTGTGTTGGTCCTGTGCATAGGTATACATATCGGCAAAACAGGCCAAAAAGGATTGAAATGGTTTGTTTTCCACGCCAAAACGCAAGAGGAAGGATTGTTTTTTAGGTATGTCACTACGTTTCAAACGATGTTGTAAATCCAACACGTCGGACAATATCCGAGGCAACATTCCATATCGTTGTGGTTCCAAAGGATAATCGGTTTCTTGTAATACAAAATGTTTGTTGCCTTTGGCAAGCACCGGTACATTTTCTGTTTCCTTGTATTCTTCTTTTTCTTGTTGTTGTTGTTCTTGATTGACCACCAAAGACTCTTTCAAACAAGAATCACGCTTGGTGGCAGCCGCCTTGCTCAACTTTTTCTTCGTGACAGGGTCCATATCCAACAATTGATTGTTGGGATAACAACAAGGAAAACAAGACCCTTGACTGTTTTTTTGCAAGGTGAATCCTGGATGAACTTGAGCACGTGCTTGTCCCTTGTCCTTGAAAAAATAAATATAACGACCTTCCTTGATTTCCTTTTCCACGTCTTTTGATGATAGCATGATTTTTGATTGCAATCCCTTTTTCTGTATTTCATCCCACGTCATACTCCTTTTTTCTTCGAAATTCCAATACAACGGACAAATGAAATACTTGTTTCGGTATTCCATCGCCTCCGTATACGACTTGTTTCCTGGTCCCATCGCCTCATCCTTGCTATCAATCATCGCCTTTTCTTCTGCGTCCAACACCACCGGTTGATGAGGCTTCAAACATTTTCTCGAATATCCCTCCTGGTCAGAAAATACCTTGTCTACAAATCCATCGTTTTTTTCTGAATCCTGCAAACGACTCAAAAATGAATACTTGCCCTCCTTTCCTCCACCCTCGGATGAACGAAACGAAAAATCAGACGAACCTTCTGACGAACCCGTTTTCGTACTTTCAGGTAAAGACCCTACAGGAGGGTATTGAGTATTGAGTTGATTAGGTTGGATAGGTTGATTAGGTTGGATAGGTTGATTAGGTAATCCAGATTCTGCACTTTCTGGAAAAGACCCTACAGGGGTAATAGGTTGGTTAGGTAATCCAGATTCTGCACTGTTTGCAAAAGACCCTACAGGGGTAATAGGTTGGTTAGGTAATCCAGATTCTGCACTTTCTGGAAAAGACCCTACAGGGG